CGATTTTCTATTCGACCGACGGCGCCTATTTCACCGGCGATCTCACCAAGGATCTGATGTTCACGCTGTATGGCGCGCAGTTCGTGAACGCGCTGTCGCAGGTCCAACTCCAGCCCGTCTCGCTGGCCGGCGGATTGACCGATCTGGCCATCAACGTTTCTCAGGTCACGCCGCAGGGCACCAGCTTGCAGATCCAATTCCAGGTCAACGGCCAGTGGTACAACCTGGGCGACACCACTGCGCCGTTGAACGCCGCGCCGCAGCTGGTGCCGCTCCGGGCTGTCTTCCTGGGCACCTCGGACCTGGCGCCGGCCGTGCTCGCGACCACGACCGGCGTTGTGGTTTCCCGGCCGGCACTGGCGTTCAATCATACGAGCGAGTTGCGGACGATCTCGCCGGCGAGCACCAACATCCAGGTGCAGGTGGTTGTCGTCGGTTACAACGCGGCCGTGCACACGCTCACTTGCACGATCGCGAATGGCGGGAACACGATCACGCCCTCGGTGACCAGCTCCGCACTGGAGCCCGATGGCGTGGGCTTGCGGTTCACGTTTAAGTTCAGCCCGGGCACGGGCGTCACCACATACAGCATCAACACCCAGGGCACGCGGCAATCGACCGCCGCGCCGTTCCAGGTTGTTGAGCGGACAGATGTTGCGCAGTAACAGGGGGTTTTCATGCAGCAGGATCAGACCGAACAGAAATCCAGCCGGGCGCCCACGGTGGCGCCCCGCGCAGATGCGCCCGCGATCGACCCGGGCGCCCAGTATGTCGTGCATCTCGCGGAGACCGTCGAGGTGCTGGGCGAGCGACTGTACCCCGGACGAGAGTATCGCCTGCGCGGGGATGTGCTGATTCCGATCCAGGCGAGCGTCAAGGATGCCAATCAGCTTCGATAAATACCGCTTCACGGACGGTCAGACGCCACTGAGCGCGGGGACTTTCAACCCGCGCTTCCAGGATCTGGACACGCGCATTGCGGCGCTCGAAGCGCTCAACATCGCCTGGCAAGCGGCTGTGCAGGAATTGACCGACTTCGGCCTGGCCCGGCTCGATTCCGTACTCAGCCCAACCTTCGACACGCTCAATCAGGATGTGGCGAATGCTGCCACCAGCGTCGCATCCATCGACGCTTCGCAGTCTGCAGCACTGGCAGCTGTCGCCGCATGGCAGGCCAACACGCTCGCTGCCATTACCGCATGGGAGAACGCACTCCAGGCGACCGCGCTCGCGATGCTCAACACGACGGCGATTCTGGCGGGCAACGGCCAAGGCGGTTTTGCGTCGGTGGCCATCGGCGCCGGGCTCAGCTACGCGAACGGCATACTGAGTGCGCCTACGCTTGCCTGGAACACGCGCACGGTTTCGTTCACCGCGGCGCTCCAAAACGGCTACTACGTGCCCGTGCCTGGAGTCGTCGCGACCTTGCCGGCAGGAACGGCCAATGGCGACCAGGTGCTCTTCATCAGCGGGCTCAGCGGTACGAGCACCTTCACCATCGTGCCGGCTTCGGGCCAGACCATCATGGGCGATACTTCGCTCGTCGTTGATCGCGCCAATGCCGGATTGGCGCTGATCTATTTCGCCGCCACGGCGGACTGGAGACTCTTCTGATGCAAAGTTTAACTGCGCTCATGGGCGGCGGTGGCCGCTTCTCGCACTTCGTTCAACTCACGGGCTCCGGTGTGTGGACTGTTCCGCCCGGCGTGCAGATGGTCCGTGCGCTCATGGCCGCCGGCGGATCGGGTGGAACCAGCGTATGCGTAGGTGGAGCGAGTCCCTGTCAGTCCGGAGGCTCCAGCGCCTATGCTGAAGTGGATTACCCGGTTCTGGGGCAGGCCTCGATTCCGTTCAGCGTCGGGGCCGGTAGCGCAGGAGTCCAGACCAGCGTCTATACCGGCACGCTTTCTTCGTGTTCCTCTGTCGTTAACCCATACCTCAGCAGCTACAACGACTGGACGCTGACGGTCCCGAGCGCACTGATCTCCGGTCTACCTGCTGGCACGCCGGTGATGCTCAAGACGACAGCGGGAGCAGGTAATGGCACAGCAACGATGACCTTTGCGAGTACGCCGGGATTTGGAATTGCCGTTGGCTGGACCGTGTACGTCGAGGGTGACAGTGCCACACGCGTGATTCAATCCATTGCTGGCGGTGTGGTGACGTTAACAACAAACATAGCTGGAACGGTAAGTGCAGGTGTCAATCGGGTTTTCTTTGCACCTCCGACTACATTGTCTTCTGCACAACAATTCGGCATCTATATCGCATCGCTGCCTTATGTTGCTATCGGTTCTGCCAGCTACTTGTCGAACTACAATGGCGCTCTCATTGCATCGAGCACAACGCTTCTAGTGTTTAGGGTGGTGAACACTCAGGCCACACCGGCAAACGGTGCGGCACTGGTTCTTTCGACAGTACCGTTGTTTCCCGTCAGTGGAGGCAACACGACCTTTGGGAATCTGATCGTGTATGGTGGAACGCCGGCGGCCAGCAGCAAGGCGCTGGGCACGCCGAACGGATCGTTCACTCTGCCACAGCTCTCAAGTAGTTCTTACGAAGCGCTGTTTGGAGGATTTGTTTTCATCCCCGGTGTGGATGGAACATACTCGGGTGCTGGCGCTGCGTGCGGTGTGCCGATCGGCTCGCTGGTGGGTGCTGGTGCCGGTGGTGTGAGCGCTAACCCGGTGGCAGGCAATGGCGGGCCCGGTGCCGGGGGCGGGGCCCCTGCGGCCACGAACGTCTCTTCCCCCGCGCCATGCGGGGGCAATGGCGGCAGTGGCCTGCTGTATCTCCTGTATTAAGAAGGGCGCATGCAATACATCAAACAAGGCACCAACACCTTTCAGGTGATCAACGGCCAGCAAGTGTTGATCGATGCGAGCGACAACTACGATGTCAACGCCGATGGCAGCATTGTTCCGAAACAGCATGTGTGGCTATCGAAGCTCCAGTTCCGCAACCTGTTCAGCATGGATGAACTGGTGGCGCTCGATAACTTCGCCTCAAGCACCACGCTGACCTCTGATCAGAAAGCGTATCTGACGACGCTCATGAAGAACGTCGATGCCGCCGAGACGATCGACCTCTGCTATCCGATGACGCAGCAGGGGTTGGCCTACATCGAGTCCGCGGGTTTAATCGCCGCAGGGCGAGCAGCCCAGATCCTCGCCACTACGGTCTAACGCTTCGTCCAGACAGTTTCTTTCGGCCGGCCCGAACCGGCGTAAATCACTCAAAGGAGAGAATTTCTTATGCCAGGAAATCAGTTCCTGCACGGTGCTGAAGTCATTCAGATTGACACCGGTTCGCAGCCGATCACGACTCCGTCCTCGGCTGTTATTGGCCTGATCGGATCCGCACCGTTCGGGCCGCTCAACATCCCGACGCTGATCAGCGGGAGCCTGCAGCTCGCCGCCCAGACGTTCGGTCCGGCAGGCTACGGCTTCACGATCCCCGACGCGCTGGCTGCGATCTTCGCGCAGTGCGGCGCCCAGGTGGTCGTCGTCAACGTGGCAGACCCGAGCGATAACACGCTGCAAACCAACGTTGCTGCCGCTCCACAGACGTTCAGCTCCCTGGGCCAGATCCAGCTTCCGCATGTCTCGGTGTCTGCTCTCGCGCTTACCGGCCCGGTGATGGCGCCCATGACGTTCCAGGGCACTGCACTGCCGTTGCCCGCGGGCGCCAGCGCGCCGGTCGTGAAGTCCGCTGACGGCACGAAGACTTACGCGCTGACCACGGACTACACCTTCGCCGGCGGCACGATCACGCAGGTGGGCGGCGGCAGCATGATCGCGAACCAGGCTGTGATCGTGACCTACACGATGGCCGGCATCGCGGCCGGCACGGACTACAGCGTTAACGCGAACAACGGTCTCATCACGCTCATCAGCGGCGGCAAGATCGCGGCCAGTGCCACGCTCAACGTGGCATACAGCTTCCTCGACCCGACCAAGGTGACGCAGGCTGCGGCCGCAGGCGGCACGAACGTCGCCACGGGCGCATACACCGGCGCGCAGGCGTTGCTGGCCGCGGCGAGCGTTGCCGGCGTCACCCCGCGCATCCTGTGCGCTCCGGGCTTCACCGGCGTCAAGACCGGCACGACCGCTAACGCGGTCATCGCTGCGCTGGATGCAGTGGCGGGCAAGCTGCGCGCCATCCAAGTGGCCGATGGGCCCAGCGCCGCCAACGGCCCGCTCACGACCGACGCGGCGGCAATCAGCTTCCGCAACGACTGGGGTTCGAAGCGCATCTTCCTGGTCGACCCGGGCGTGATCCGCTTGAACCCGGTCACCGACGTCAACGACACGCAGCCAGCTTCTGGCTATGTCGCTGGCCTCATCGCGAACCAGGACGCCGCCAATGGTTTCTGGTTCAGCCCTTCGAACCAGGTCCTGAACGGCGTGCTCGGCACCAATCGTCCTGTGGACTTCGCCATGGGCGACTACTCCAGCCGGGCGAATCTGCTCAACCAGAACGACATCGCGACGGTCATCTACCAGCAGGGCTACCGGCTGTGGGGCAACCGGACGTGCTCTGCAGACCCGCAGTGGACGTTCCTGTCCGTCGTCCGCACCGCCGACATGATCAACGACGCCATTCTCCAGAGCTTCCTCTGGGCTGTGGACCGCAACATCACCAAGACCTTCCTCACGGACGTCGTCGACGGCGTCAACTCCTACCTGCGCAGCTTGCAGGCCGAGGGCGCCATCATTGACGGCAAGGCCTGGGCCGATCCGGAGCTGAACACCCCGGCGACGATCGCCAACGGCCAGATCTACATCGACTTCGATTTCGCTCCGCCGTATCCGGCTGAGCACATCACCTTCCAGTCGATGATCAACGACAACTACCTCACGGAGGTGACTGCGTAATGCCTTACCCGCAACGTCTACAGAACTTCTCGGTCTTTGCTGATGGCAAAGGCTATGTGGGCCTGGCGCCCGAACTCAACCTGCCCAAGGTGACTTCGAAGACGGAAGAGTACCGCGCCGGCGGGATGGACACGCCGGTCGAAGTGATCACGGGCACGGAGAAGCTGGAGTGCTCCTTCACGCTGGCCGAATACAACACCGCCGTGATGGCGCTGTGGGGCATCACCACCAGCGCGGAAACCCAGTTCAGCTTCCGCGGCGCCGTGCAGCGCCAGGGCGAGGATGCTCAAGCGATCGTGGCCACGATCGGCGGCCGGATCAAAGAGCTGGATCCCGGCACGTGGAAGGCGGGCGATCAGGCCACGCTCAAGTCGTCGATCGCTGTGACTTATTACAAGCTCAACGTCAACGGTACGGATGTGATCGAGATCGACGTCGTGAACATGAAGCGCATCATCAAGGGCGTCGATCAACTGGCCAGCCAGCGTACGGCGCTGGGCATCTAAGCCATTTCTGCAGCCACGGCAGGCCCGGTCCGGGCGGGATTCCCGGAGCTAGCTACTTTCGCTTTCCTTGGAGATGGGGCGGCCATGCGAGCCGCCCTACTTCTTTAGCAGGATTCCATGCAGCAATCTGAAACCACGA